CAGAGGCCTTGATGTAGTTGGATTACCGACTGATTAGCAATCAGAGTGAGGCTGGTATGCCTAGTGGGGGTGTACCTGGCCATTAGCTGGTAAGACGGGGGGTATGAGCCTCCAGACGTATGGTCCAACACACACGACCTTCAACCTTTTTTTAATTTCACTTCCAATCCCAAACCATAGACGCTTAGTAACCGCAAAAATAAGGTCATGGCGGGGGTGAAAACGGTTGGGTGGTACACACCCCCTACCCGGACCATTCAAAAGGTTGTAGGGGGTATAGCAACTCCCATTGAAAATTTTTTTTGAAAGGAGAGTTCTATGTTGAAAGCTGATGATGTACAGACCTACTTGCGCAGGTTTGAGCCGTTACGAGAAATTTTGGTTGAACCGAGATCGGAATTGGTGATGGCTCCGCACTTGGTGCGCTTGCATGGGCTGGTCATGATCTATGGCGAACCGCATGCGTTCGAGACTGACTTGGATTTGCTGGAGTTTGGTGGTGAGCAAGACTTGATGAAGCTAGCTGGTCAACTGCTCAAGAGCTTTGCCGCTGCAAGCAGAGCAATTCCAAGGCAGTGAATATCCTTCTGAGGTACGAAGAAGGATGTTCATTGGTTTACTTCTACACCTATGGTTATCTAAAGCTATTGGTATAGGTTCTTTCAGAACCTTGTACAAGTAAACCGGTTAAGAAGATAACCAATGGTTAGTAAGGTATACCTTACTACCTATGGTTATCTTATCTATTGGTTATCTTATTTTGCAATAAGTGTGCCAGATAAAAAATGAGCTTGAGTTTTTAGGGTTGTCGATTCCCACTTAGCCTTGATGCACCGGGGTTGCCAAGTTGCCACGGAGACCCCAGCTGGTTGTGGGGTTGTAACTCCAGCAGTGGAAGCCGAGGTCTCCTTTCGCTCAAAGCTCTTTGCTCGGTGATTCCGCCGCCTGGCCCCCGTCAACGGGCCACCTACACGCATGGGGATTGTCAGGGGCTTGAAACCTCTGCGGTGGTCGCAACCTGCCGCCGTAAATTCGGTAGTCCTCATCCGTGTTGGTGGAAACGGATTAGCCCCGTGGGGTTTTTGTTTTGTGTGTTCAATTGCGGCCCTCACCCTGCTTCATGGGAGCCACCAACAATCCCACCCAAAATTTTGGCCAAGGAGATTTGTCATGGCCAACTGGATTCAGAAAGCAACCAAGAACAAAGGTGGACTTCACAAAGCACTTGGTGTGCCGAGTGACCAGAAAATCCCAGCTAAGAAGATAGCGGCTGCGGCACAGCTCCCAGGTAAAGTCGGCAAGGAAGCGCGACTTGCTCAAACACTGAGCAAACTTAGGAAGAAGTGACTATGGCAGCACGAACTCGAAAACTTACACAGACGGAAGGTACACGCGCCAAGATTCAGGCCGCGTACTACATCAACGCCCTACACAACCATGTGACCGGCAAGAAGGCCATGTCCGACTCGCAGATCAAAGCGGCAAAAATCCTGTTGGATAAATCACTGCCAAGTCTGTCGGATGTGAAGCTCGACACCGGTTCGGGTGGCATCACATTCAATCTCAACTCAAACCTTCCTAACACCTGATGTCCGAGGAAGCCGCAGTTGAAGTCGTGCCAGACGAAGGTCTGGTTCAGTACTTTCCGCCCGGTCCTGTTGCCGCCAAGTTTCATCACGGCGAGGGCTTCGTCCGTGGGCTGATGGGTCCGGTCGGTTCTGGCAAGTCCAGTTCATGCTGCGTCGAAATCGTGATGCGGTCGCTCCAGCAAAAGCCTTGGTATGACGGCGTCCGCCGAAGCCGCTGGGCCATCATCCGTAACACCTACCCCGAACTCAAGTCCACCACCATCAAGACTTGGGAGACTTGGTTTCCAAGCAATGTCGCGCCCATCAAATGGGACACGCCGATCACCAGCAGAATGATCATCAACGACATCGGCGACGGCACGAGCCTCGACCTCGAGGTTGTGTTCTTGGCGCTGGACTCCGAGGCCGACACCGGCAAACTGCGCTCACTCGAATTGACCGGAGCGTGGATCAACGAAGCATCCGAAGTTGCCAAGGGTGTGTTCGACATGTGTACCCAGCGTGTGGGTCGCTTCCCTTCCAAACTCAAAGGCGGTCCGTCATGGGCTGGCGTCATCCTCGACACCAACCCTCCAGACGATGACCACTGGTACTACAACTTCGCAGAGGTAGACACACCAAAGGGTTGGGAGTTTTTCCGTCAGCCTGGTGGCTTGTACCTGAACCAAGAGACAGGTGTCTATGAACCCAACCCAGAAGCGGAAAACATTGACAACCTCCCAAGAGGTCACGGCTACTACCTCCAGCAAGTCGGCGGCAAGCTCGACACCTGGATTAACGTGTTCTTGGTTGGAAACTATGGCACGACATCAGATGGCAAACCCGTCTATCCCGAGTGGAACGATCGGGTGCATGTCTCGGACAAGCCGCTCCAACCGCTGCGTGGTCTGCCAATCATTCTTGGTTGGGACTTCGGGCTGACGCCAGCTTGCATCATCGGGCAGATGACGCCCAATGGCCGACTCATGATCTTGGAAGAAATCATTTCCGAAGACATGGGCATCCGCCAATTCGCATCCGATGTGGTGCGCCCCATCCTCACAAACAAGTACAACGGCTACGCCAGATTCAGCGAAGGCGACCCTGCTGGTCAAATCCGCGCACAGACTGACGAGCGTACTTGCTTGCAGGAGTTGTATGAGTTGGGCATCCCAACTGAGCCAGCCCCTACCAACGATTGGATTCCCCGCCGAGAATCGGTGGCGTACTTCCTGACACGCATGATTGACGGCGGCCCCGGGTTCATCATTGACCCGAGCTGCCAGCAACTGCGTAAAGGGTTTAATGGTCGCTACCGATATGAGCGCCTGAAAACATCAGGCTCCGCACGATACAGGGACCGTCCCGTGAAGGACCAGTTTTCACATCCTCACGATGCGCTCCAGTACCTGTGCATGCGAGTTCGTAATGGACTCTCCCCTGTCAGGGCTAGAAGTGTCGTGAATGCATCCACAAAGGGATGGACATGAACGCGATTGCTTTACCAACCAATATGCCAGCGGTCTTGCAGATTGATGCCAAGATCAAACAGAAGGATGATCCGCTCATCAAGTATGAGAGCGACTTATCCCGTCACATCAGCGAATGCTGGGAACGAGCCAAGTTCAACCGCACAGAGTTGACCGAGCGTTTGCTCAAGTGCGAGCGCCAGCGTCGTGGTGTGTATGACCCAGAAAAAGAAATGGAGATCGCCAAGACCGGCGGCTCCGACATTTACATGCGCATCACGGACATCAAGTGCCGCGCTGCCGCAAGCTGGTTGATGGATGTGATCTTGCGTTCTGGTCGTCGAGTCTTTGAACTCGATCCATCCGAAGAACCAGACATGCCGCCTGAAATTTCGTCAGGGATTGTTGAGCTGGTCCGCCAAGAGATGAATGACTTCTTGTCCACCGGCGCTCAAGTTCATCCCGAAGCGTTCCGTGTTCGCATGGAGCAAGTGCATGACGAGATCATGGACAAGATGCGTGAGGAAGCTCGCAACGCTGCCGACCGCATGGGTGACAAGATTGACGACCAAATGAGTCAGGGCGGATTCGACGCCGCCTTCCGTGACTTCATCGACGACTTCGTGACTTACCCTACCGCCATCTTGAAAGGCCCTGTGGTTCGTCGCAAGAAACAAATGAAGTGGGGTCCGAACTTCCAGCCAATCATCATCAACGACTTCTCACGCGAGTTCGAGCGTGTCAGTCCGCATGATGCTTATCCATCTCCCAACGCGTCTGACCCACAAGAAGGTTTCTTCATCCAGCGTCACCGTTTGTCACGCAAGGCTTTGCAAGACCTGCGCGGCGTACCCGGTTACAGCGATTCAGCCATCGACCAAGTGCTTGAGCGTTTTGGCGAAACGGGTTTTCGTCAGTGGCTCATGGGTGACCAAGAGCGCGACCGCTTAGAAGGCAAGCCACACGCTCGCCTGTACACCAGAGAAGTCATCGAGGCTCTGGAGTTTTGGGGTTCTGTGTCTGGCAAGACCCTGATGGATTGGGGCTTCAAAGACAAACGCGTTGAGTGGAACAAAGAGTACGAAGTCACTGCTTGGCAGATTGGCCCATTCATCATCAAGGTTGCACTCAACCCCGATCCGCTTGGCATGCGTCCATACGAGATTGCTCAGTGGAACGAAGTGCCGAACTCTTTTTGGGGCACTGCCCTGCCCGAGCAAATGCGCGATGTGCAGACTCTGTGCAACGCCTCGGCTCGCAGCTTGGCAAACAACATGGGCATCGCCTCTGGTCCCCAAGCCGAAATCCAAGTTGACCGCTTGCCTGACGGCGAAGATGTCACAGCGATGTTCCCTTGGAAGATTTGGCAAACGACATCCGACCGCACCGGTGGTGGCCAGCCAGCCGTTCGCTTCTTCCAGCCTGAGATGAAGGCGCAAGAGCTGATGGCTGTGTACCAATATTTCAGCAAGCAAGCTGATGAGGTCACTGGCATCCCAGCCTACCTCTACTCTGGCGCAACTGGTGGTGGAGCTGGCCGCACAGCTTCTGGTCTGTCGATGCTGATGGACAACGCAGCCAAGGGCATCAAGAACGCAATCGCTTCGATTGATGTGGTGGTCTCGGCAATGGTTAGCCGTCTGTACATGCACAACATGATGTACGACCCAGACACCTCGATCAAGGGCGACTTCTCGATTACATGCAAGGGTGCATTGGGTCTGGTCCAGAAGGAGCAACTCAACCAAGCTCGCGCTCAGTTCATGCAAATGACAGCAAACCCCGTGGACATGCAGATCGTCGGCATCGAAGGCCGCGCCTATCTCTTGCGCGAGATTGCGGACAACTTGCAGATGGACACCAACCGACTTGTGCCCACTCCAGAAATGTTGGAGTACAAGGCCGAGAAGCAAGCCGCCTTCCAAGCCGCTGCACAACAGATGCCAGGTCAAGGCACACCCGCTGCACCAACAGCACCATCCCAAGCGCCAGCTCCTGAAATGGCTGAGCCACAACCACAATGAGGTTAACCATGAAAACAAAACCAACAATCAAAGCCAAAGGCATGTATCGCGGCAAGGAGACTCCTGCCGAAGAACGCAAAGAAGCTACCATGCCTATGGGCTACAAAAACGGCGGCTATGTGAAGAAGATGGCCAACGGCGGAATGGTTGCGCCCAATGCACCTACCGGCGCTGGCGGTCCTGGAGTTCGCTCTGACCAGACTTGCAACTACAAGAAATAAGTTGCAGTGCTAAAGCAAACCCCAGCTAGAGTTATTTCAGCGTTAGCTTCATTAGAAGGTAACAACGATTTTGAAGCGTTGCGTATGTACCTCCAAGAATCTTTGGATGAACTGCGCAGCGAGTCAGCAACAACGAAGGATGAAGTCATCCTGCGTTGGCAACAAGGTGGGATACAGGTCTTGACTGAGCTGCTTGATCGCGCAGCCAAAGCTCGAGAGCTGACCTACAAGTTGCAGAAGAACCGCTCATAAGAGCAAACGCTTGACCAGTGGCGAATCACTGGCACTTGAACACCGGACTGAAAGTGTCGGACACCGCAAGGACCCGATTGCTGGAGGGCAAGGCTCAGGAGAAAAATTTTGGACCGACTACCACGCGCCGTCATTGAGGCGGAAAGAAAGGCAAACGAAGCGCTAGAACGAATTCAGGCAGCTCGTAATCCGCAACCCCCTGCTGATCCAGCAGTAGACCCAGCGCCTCAGCCTCCGGCTGACCCCGCTCCCGTTGCGAACAATGAGCACACGCCACCGATTGACCCAACACCTGCCCCTGCTCAGGGAGACGATGACAAATGGGAAGCCCGGTACAAAACAATTGCAGGCAAGTACAACGCCGAAGTGCCGCGACTGCATCAGCAATTGAAGGAGCGTGATTCTGAACTCAAAAGCTTGAAAGACCGTATTGAATTGCTTGAAGCAGCATCCACCAAGGAGCCGCTCGTCAAGCCAGAGGAAGTTCAAGAGTTTGGTGAACCACTCGTCGATTTGATTCGTCGCGCAGCGCGTGAAGAAATCGGGTCGAAGGATGTGGAAATTCAACAGCTCAAGAGCAAATTGGAGTCTTTTGAAGTCAAGACGACCGCGAACACCGAAGCCACTTTTTATGAGGATTTGGCCAAAGCTGTTCCGGATTGGATGACGATCAATGATGACCCCGAGTTCCACAACTGGCTGCGCGAACACGACGAATTGACCGGATACCAGCGCCAGCAAATTCTCGGACAAGCTGAGCAAAACCGTGATGCGCAACGAGTAGCCCGTTTCTTTACAGCGTTTAAGAAGGTTCAAGAGGGAACAGTGGCAACAGCTGCCAGCTCATTGGAGCAGCAAGTCGCACCGACAACGTCTAAGGTTGACGCGCCCCCACAGGGCAAGAAAATCTGGACACGCGCAGAGATCGCAGATTTCTACGCAAGAGATCGGCGCGGTGCGTACACCGACGAGCAGTCAGCAGCCATTGATAGTGAAATTCAGGAAGCCATTGCAGAACGACGAGTTCGCTAAAGCTACCTGGGCAACCATCTTGAGGTGCTCAAATGTCAGTTTCTACCACCAGCGGCTACTATGTAAGTGGCCAAACAACCGATAACTACGCAGCCAACTTCATCCCCGAAGTATGGTCGGGCAAGCTGCAAGTTAAGTTTTACAAGTCCACAGTGTTGGGCGAGATCACCAACAACGATTGGGAAGGCGAGATCAAGGGTCAAGGCGACAAGATTCACATCCGCACCATCCCAACAATCACTATCAGCAACTACACCAAGGGCATGTCTTTGACTAGCCAAGTGCCACAGAGCACTCCTTTGGAGTTGAACATCGACAAGGGCAAGTATTTCCAAGTCGTCATCGACGATGTGGACAGCGTCCAGGCCGATGTGAAGTTGATGGACATCTTCACCAATGACGCAAGTCAGCAAATGAAGATCGCTATCGACGGCGATGTGTTGGGTTCCGTGTACGCTGATGCAGCTTCCGCCAACAAGGGCGCAACCGCTGGCGCTATCTCTGGCGACATCAACTTGGGCGCTACCGGCGCTCCTCGTCAAGTGACCAGCTCCAACGTGTTGGACATGTTGCTCGACATGGGCCAAGTGTTGGATGAGCAAAACGTGCCCGAAGATGGCCGTTGGGCTGTGATCCCCGCTTGGATGGCTGGTTTGATCAAGCGCTCTGACTTGAAGCAAGCCTACTTGACCGGTGACTCTGTCACTCCCTTGCGTAACGGCAAGATCGGCATGATCGACCGTTTCACTGTGTATGTGTCTAACAACCTGACCACAGCGAACGACTTGGGTGCTGACAGCGCTTCCGGCGGTACTGGCTCTAACGCCGACTACAAAGCCTGGCGCATCTTGGCTGGCACACGCGACGCGATCTCTTTCGCTTCGCAAATCACCAATGTGGAAACCTTGCGTGCTCAAACCACGTTCGGCAACATCATGCGTGGTTTGAATGTGTACGGTTACAAGGTGACCAAGCCTGAGGCTTTGGTGTCCGGTTACGTGCGCAAGTGATCTGCCTAAGCAGGTAAAGCATGGGGAGTGCGGGCGACCGTCCTCCCCATTTTTTTGAAACTGAGTCGAGAAAGGATGAACGATGCGACTCCTGAAACAAACTACAACCGGTGACATTTACCCTTGGACAGCTCAGCTTGCTGAGCGGGCCGACATGGTCGAGGTTGGCAAAGAGCCTGAGATGCCTGAGCCAGTGCGCCATGTCGAGGTTGCTGAGGAGGCTATTCAGCTCCAGCCAGATGCGCCAGCAGAAGAAATCCCCACGGAAAATTCTGAAAGCGCTAGCGCGGAGGACCTTCCACCCTTGGATGACGCAGTTGAGTCATTCCGCAGACAAGCATCCAAAGCGTCCAAGAAAAAGGACGAGCAAGTAAACGGGTGATAAATGAAGGCATCAGATGTACTCAACCGCGTCAGGGTTCTGCTCAATGATGACGGAACACGCTGGCCGAACAGTGAACTGTTCTACTGGATTTCTGACGCACAGCGTCTGATCAGCCTTGTTCGCCCCGACTCCACCTCCGCAAGTGAGGTGGTTTCTTTGGTGGCTGGGTCGAAGCAATCCATCCCCGCCACATCATCACGCTTACTGGATGTGATGCACAACATCGGCTCTGACGGCACAACCGTTGGTCGTGCTATCAAGTTGACCGATCGTGACCAACTGCAAACACAAGACCCCTACTGGCAGACAAAACCGCAGAAGTCGGAAGTCCGCGAGTATGTCTATGACCCACGTACACCAAGCGTTTTCTATGTGACGCCACCGGCAAAGGTTTCGACCAAGATTGAAATCGTCACTCAGAAAAACCCAACCGACATCACAGCCACCACAGACAACCTGTCGCTGGCAGATGTTTACTTCGAGTGCGTCGTGAACTATGTGATGTACCGCGCTTACTCGAAAGACAACGAGTTCGCAGCCAACTCGTCTGCGGCGAACAACTACTTGCAGCTTGTCTTGTCAGTCCTTGGACTCAAGACCGTCAAGGATGTTGGAGCGTCCCCAGCGTTCAACACGAGAGCCGGTCAGCCTGACATGAAGGCTGTTCAGGCAGGAGGCGTCTGATGTCCGTCTCATACGAACAATTCTTTTCCAATGTGATGCCAGAGGTCCCTGGTTGCCCAGAGATCACGGCGTTCAACGCAATTCAAAACGCAGCCATCGAGTTCTGCGAGAAGTCGCTCATCCTCCAAGTTGATCACGACCCTGTCACCGTTTTGGCCGGCATCGTGGATTACGACCTCGAGCCACCAACAGACACGCTGGTGGTCAAGGTCATGCGAGCTTGGCTTGAAGGCAATGAGCTGACTCCGCTGGCTCCTGACTTGGTCAAAGGCCCTGAGGTCTACAACCGACTATTCAGCTCGTATCAGTCTCAGCCAACTACCCCATCTGCTTTCTTGCAGAAGGACCCTCGCACTGTTTCTGTGTGGGGCTTGCCAGACAAGAAGTACACCAACGGCCTGACTATGCGGGTGGCAATCAAGCCTACTCGTGCAGCCGAGGTGATCGACGACTTGATCTATGAGGACTACTACGAAGCAATTGCCAGCGGCGCTTTGTCTCGTTTGCTGAACTCTCAAGGCAAACCCTACTCGAGCCGGGATGGTGCAGCTGTCGCTGAGCGCCAGTTCCGTCAGGCAATCAATTTGGCACGACAACGCGCAACGCACGGCAATGTGCGCTCGACCTTGTCTGTTCAGCTAAGGAAACCGTAATGGCAGACAAAATCAAACTCGTGCAGGGTGACACACGCCCTCAACTGGTTCTGTCTTTGCAAGACAGCACGACCGGCAACCCAATCGACATTAGCCAAGCCACCACGGTTCTCAAGTTCCGTGCGCTCGGTTCGACCACCATCATCGCAACCATGACAGCCTCGCCGATCCCTGGCTATGTCAATGATGACGGCACGATCAGCTTTGCTGGCGCTTACGCCAACTCTGGGGCTGGTGGCCGCGCCGTTGTGAACTGGTCATCAAACGCTCTGAGCCAAGACGCCGGCGACTATGAAGGTGAGATTGAAATCACCTTCCAAGACGGCACGATTCAGACCGTCTACGAAACACTCAAGTTCAAGCTGCGGAGCCAGTTCTGATGACAAGGGTCGTAGTCGCAAATGTCACCTACGCCAACATCAGCGTAGGTGTCTCGATTACGGCTACCGGAAACTCAGCTGGCGCTGTTACCGCCAACACGCTGAAAGCAACGACCACATTCGTGGTTCCTGCCGCGCTGGTCTCGTCAGTTCAAATTGGAATCCTGGCTGATACAGACCCAATCGGCTACAACCGATTCGTCAAAGAGTTCAGCGTCACTACAGACTATGCCCGTGTTGGATTTGGCAAGAGGGCTACCGAGTCTGTTGCCACAGCAGACTCGACAACCTATGTCTTGTTCAAGAAAGGTCTGAACGAGTTAAAGACAACCAGCGAAGTCCGCACATTTGCAATCAGCAAATCTTTGGCTGATGTCGTTCATCCGACTGACGACTTCTACGGGCTGGCAAATGCCGACGATGATGAGACGATGACTTTTGGAAAGTCTCGCTCTGATTCAGTTCACCCTACTGATGTTCGTACAAGCTCGTTAAGCAAGGCTCGCACAGACTCCGTTGCCAAGGCTGATGTGCAGACATCTGCGTTTGGCAAAAGACTTACCGATGCCAACGCCACTGCCGATGTGCGCACCGCCTCGTTCCAGAAATCTGTCGCTGATGCGGTGGATGCTGGCGACGAATTCAACGCCTCGGCGATCACCGATGATGGTGAAGTCATGGTGTTCGGCAAAAGCCAGTTCGACAGCTTCACTCAGTCTGACTCGGTTTCTGTCCAGCCAGAAAAAGGAGTCGATGACTCGGCGACAACTGGCGACTACTTGCAGCCGTTCGATCTTGGCAAGGGAATCACGGATACGCCTGTCACATCAGAGCTTCAAGCCTTTGATGTTGCCAAGCCGTTTTCTGACAATGCGCTTACATGGGACTACAACAATGTCTCGGTTGGCCTTGGCGTCAGAGACCGTGTCTACTACCCAGCAGAAGGTCCCAACCAGTACGACACCTACGCTCTGTCTTACTTCTTTGACGACTATGTGCGCGAGGGCTTCCCAGCCGTCTCGTTCAGCAAGTCACTGACAGACACGGTCCGCTCTACTGATGACTTCTATGGCGTGGCAAACGCCGATGACGATGAGACGATGACCTTCGGCAAGGTCTTGACCGACCTCGCTCAACCAACCGAGTACCTACGCTACTCGGTGGCCAAGGCTTTGGCTGATGCGGCAGCAAGCTCCGACATCAGAACGAGCGACATTGGCAAGTCTCGATCTGACACGGTTACCAAATCTGACACAGCAAACAAGGACTCCGGCAAATCGCTGGCAGACACTTTTGGCAAGTCAGATATTGTTGTGCGCACGGCTGGCAAAGGCTTGTCAGATACGGCGTCAACAACAGAAATTCAAGCGTTCGCATTTTCTAAGTCCCTCTTAGACTCTGTTCATCCGACAGACGATTTCCTTGGCGTAGCCAATGCGGACGATGATGAAGTGATGTCCTTAGGTAAGGTGGTCACTGATTCATTCACAAAATCCGACTCGGTGTCTCTGACACCAGGTAAGGGTCTGGCCGATTCGGTCAGTAAGAGCGACTCTGGAACGCTCGTCTGGACAGACTATTGGGACATCAACTACACGGTGACCACCAGTGGCGTCTTTGTTGGCAACTCACGAACCTTTTGAGGCATAGAAATGAACTCTATTAACGAAATCCTAAAAGCCAAAGGCGATGTCAGTATCGTTCTGAACCGCGAAGATGGCTCCACTGAAAACATCGACATCAAAAACTTGGTGGTCAACACTGGTCTGGCTTACATCGTAAGCCGCATGAAAGACACATCAGCCACCGCGATGTCTCACATGGAACTCGGCACTGGCACTACCGCTGCTGCTGGCGCTGACACTGCTTTGGGTACTGCCATCTCTGGTAGCCGCGTTGCATTGACTAGCACCACCCCTTCAAGCAACACCATCACCTATGTGGCCTCGTTCCCTGCTGGTACTGGTACTGGCGCTGTGACCGAAGCTGGCATTTTCAACGCCTCGAGCGCTGGCACATTGCTCTGCCGCACAGTGTTCCCTGTTGTGAACAAGCAATCTGGTGACAGCATGACTGTTACCTGGACCATCACCGTCTCCTAATAGGAGGACGACATGTCCACGATCACGCTTCGTCAATCAAAAGGCTCGCCGCTAACCAACACTGAGGTGGACAACAACTTCTCCAACTTGAACACAGACAAGATGGAGAAGTCGAACAACCTCAGTGACTTAGCTGATGCGCCGACGGCTCGTTCAAATCTGGGCGTGTACTCAACCGCCCAGACTGACAGCCAAGCAATTGCGATGGCTATCGCACTAGGCTAAGGAAACACTATGGCATTCAAATCACAAGTAACCCCGAACATCGGAACATCGGGCAGTCCCTCCACAGTCACAGCGACTGTGAGTTCTGGCACGACCGCAACATTGATTGGCTTGTCGCTGGCCAATACAGCGGCTTCAAACATCACTGTCTCGGCAAAGCTGAACAAGTCCGGCGGCTCATCGGCGTTTCTGGTGAAGGATGCCACAGTGCTTCCTGGCGGAGCGCTGGCAATCGTTGGCGGTGATCAGAAGCTGGTGCTTGAAGCTGGTGACACAGTCACCGCATACGCAAGCGCCGGCACATCTGCTGACGCTGTTGTGTCCTACCTAGTGTAAGGGGCCGATTATGGGAATGATCGGTAACACACTAGCTCAGGGCCTGATCAGCGGAGCAAACATTCAGGACGGGACTGTTGACACACCGGACCTGAAAGATGGCGCGGTAACCACCGCGAAGCATGCTGATGGCAGCGTAACGAACGCAAAGATGGCATCTGGCGCTGCTGTTGCAAATATTGGCTATACGCCTTTCAATAAAGCTGGCGACACCTTAACTGGACCGCTTGATCTTGGCGGCAAAAAAATTCGAGACACATCGGGTACCGGCAGGGTTTATCACAACATTACGCCCTACTACGACACATACGCAAGCGGATCAACCACCGGTGCTTTGGTGATTGATACAACAATTCCGTACAACGACGGAAATATGTGTTCAATCAAAATATCAGGGTATAGCTACAGCACACAGTCTCCTTGGGAGATTTTGATTGGCGGCTATTTTGGCGAGAACAACTTCTATTCAATGAGGGCGGTCTCTCAAAGTCATCCGTTCCCATACATCACAGCCGCAAAGAAAACCGCATCCAACACGATGAGTTTTATTTTGGGCGATGTCGGCGGAGTTTATGGCACAACAGTCATGGTTGATAAGTTCATGCAGAGCTTTTCCAATCAAAACTCGTCTTACGCTGACGGCTGGACTATCTCAAGAATCACTTCAACATCAGCATATTCGTCTATCACCACTATTCCGAATAGCGTTCCAGTGCTTGATGTTATTGATGTTCTGAATGTGAAGCCAGATGGAACTGGTTTGGACTACACCTCTGACAATGGAGATGGTGGCGGAACATCATGGAGAGTTGTTGGGTCTCGTGTTATTGACTTGTACAACACATCTGGGGGTCATGGTGGTAACTGGGGTTACCCAGTGAGAATTGATGTTTCAGGTTATTACCGATTGAAGATGAGCGCTCGCGTTACATCAACAAATACATACATTCACGGCAACACACCGACAGGAAATTACAAATACACAATTGATGTTGCATTTGGCATAAATGGTGTTGGTGTTGGTGGTAAATGGGATGTTGACACAATTGGCAACGGAACAAGGGTTGCGGCCATAAGCGGTTTAACTTATTTAACTTCTGGCGCGAACTACCAAATGACTTACTCCACAAACGGTTATGGCGGCATCAAGGAAATTTTTATTTATAGCCTGACGCTGGAAAGGGTTTTGTAATGACAGTAACAGTCACAACGGTTGCTGATGGCTCGTTTGTAAAAGTTGAGCACTCATTTAACCTACTTACTCAAGAAGATTTTTTGAGTGTTGCGCAGTCTGTCGAAGAAAAATTGCCGGAAGCAATTCGGCAGGCAGTGTCTGCGTCTTCGGCGTTAAAAGTTAATCCAGAGGTGACCGAATGAGCTACATCGGCAATTCACCCGGAGTGGCATCACAGCGTGTCGTAACGACATTTACTGCCACATCCAACCAAACAACTTTCACACCGACAAGTGGCTACACCCTTGGCTATTGCGATGTGTACTTCAACGGCGTCAAGCTGGTGGCTGGCGACGACTACACCGCAGCAGACGGCGTGTCTGTTGTGCTGGCATCTGGCGCAGCAGCAAACGATGTTGTCGAGGTCGTAGCTCACTTCCCTCGTGGACTGAGCGATGGCTACCTCAAGGCTGAGGCTGATGCTCGCTACCCTCGCGTTGATGTCAACACACAAAGTCTGACATCCACTCAGAAGGGTAACGCTCGCACCAACATTGGCGCTCAAGCTGACTTGGGTTATACGCCCGTTAATAAGGCTGGCGATACGATGACAGGTCCATTGAAGATGGACGGCACTGCAATCAACATTGTCAGCGGCAACTCTCACAGCCTTCGCTTCTACAAAGACAACACAGACTACAACGCCGGAAATGCGTCATGGGCTATCTATGGCGCTTACAGTGACGGCACGATGTATTTCACCCGCTACGGCGGCAACCCCGTCAATCAAACTCCAGCGGACTTGTTGCTCTTGAAGGGCAATGGCGACATGGCGTTGACGACTGGCAATTTGATTGTTCCAAGCGGCAAAGGCATTGACTTCTCTGCAAGCGCTAACGCTGGTGGCGCAACCAATGAAGTGCTTGATGATTATGAGATTGGTACATTCACGCCATATTTCTCAAACTCATTAAACCAAAACATTACGTCAAACTACGACCAGCAGCAAGGCTGGTATCAAAAAGTTGGAAACATTGTTCACTTTTCTGTCTATGTTCAAAGCCGAAACGCTGCCGCTGGTAGCTGGTCTTGGCTAAACGGAGGTGGAAACGCGACGCCTCTGTATATTGGCGGACTACCTTTTACGAGCGTATCTTCAAACTCAGCTTACCCATCAATTGCTTGCGGGTATTTTGCAAACTGGACAGGCTGGACTGCTAGTTACACCCCTATGGGTTATGTTGAGGCAGGAACAAATACAGTTTTGATGACTTATGCAATTGCAAATGGAATTACAGCAATTACGGCTCAGTACATCAATGTGTCAGCGTCAGCAATTTTGATTTCAGGCACTTACCGCACAGCATCCTAAAGGAAATAATCATGTCTCTATCAGAAGTAAAACTCATTGACAAAATTGAAGTTGTGGAAAACAACTCTGTTCAAGTGCGAGAGGCTTTGCGAGTCATTCGTGATGGTGAAGTTATTGCTCAAAACTTCCACAGATTCGTAGTTCACCCCGGTGAAGCTACGCAAGACATGGACGCAAAGGTGTTGGCAATTTGTGCCGCCATTCACACGCCGGAAGTTATTGCAGCATATCAAGCCGAGCAAGCGGCAATCGCTGCGGCTGCGGCTGAGCGAAACGCAACGAGCGAACAAGTTCACATCGCTAACCCACAGGAGTAAGCCATGTCACGCGCAAGAACACTAGCAGGAGCCATTGGCTCCGATGGCGCACTGAACGTCGCTGACGTTGCTGGACTAGCGGCTGTTGCCTCTAGTGGCTCTGCGTCTGATTTGTTGACCGGGACTTTGCCGAATGGTCGATTGGCTACTGGTGCTGCTGTTGCTAACTTGGGTTACACGCCGCTGAATAAAGCTGGCGACACAATGACCGGCGATCTGAATTTGAATTCATCGTCGATCTTAAAGATTAACTCAGGCAATTTTGCCTACAACATGGCGTACACATACAGTGACGCCGGAACAACATCTAGCGCAAACACTCGCGTACAGGTTGATAAATGGACATACCAGTATGTTTTTGATGATTACATCGGAACCGGCGGAACCACAAGCACATACACTTTTTTCCATATTCCAATCAGCTACAACTGGGTCGCGGCTTACGAACTTGAGGTAATGCAAGGCGGATGGAGCTATGGTCAAGCGTCTAGCTACGCTAGATGGATTATTCAAGTTGTTACTTCATCGGTCACGGTTACAAACCTAGAAAGCGTTGGTGGCGGCAATTACACCTGCTCCGCAAAAAACTATAACCCAAATGCTGGCAGCAACATGTATATAAGGATTGCCGTGAACGCAAACCAAGGCAGCAACTCAATTTTCCTGCGCCTCCATGCGACAACTCCGATTGATGCCTACTCTGGTTTTTACCACGGTCGCACATCATCCAACCCAACAGCTTAATGGTGCAACATGATTAACCAATCACCCTTACTTCGCGAACAGTACGAGTCAGATGAAAAGTATCAAGAGGCTCTTGAGTTTGCGACAAACTTTGTGATGTCTGCATTCAGGTCAAAAAGAAACAAATTGCTTACCGACTCTGATTGGACTCAAGCAAATGACTCGCCATTGAGCAATGAAAAAAAAGCAGAGTGGTCTCAATACAGACAAGCTCTCCGCGACATCACAGCCACAAGTCTCAACTTTGCCACAGGCTTTGTTATTGATGACAATTTCTTCCCGTCAAAACCAGAGTGATCATGGACCAAACAGTGTTTAACATCACAGTAGCACTATGTGGCGCTCTTGGTGGCTGGATTCTTAAAGTAATTTGGGATGCCATCAAAGAGCTGCAAAGCGAACTGCGCGACGTGGATAAACGTATCCATGAAGACTTCGTCCGACGTGACGATTTCAAAGACGCGATTACAGACATTAAGTCGGATATGCGTGAAGGCTTTGACAAAGTAGATCGCACTCTTGGTCTGCTGTTCAAAAAATTAGAAGGCAAGGAAGATAAATGATTGAACGCTTAATCGCCCTGCTGTTCTTGGCGCGTGAGGTTGCGCATCGCGATCACCTCAGCGCACCAACGATTTCTATCCACATGGCGCTCAATGAGTTCTATGACGAGATCGTTGAGAACGCTGATTCAATCGCTGAGGCTTATCAAGGCCGAATGAAAGAGGTCATCCAAGACATCCCAATTCTGTCTATGGATTTCACAGGGGACTCAGCTACCAAGCTGCGCAAAATTCTGAGCCAGTTTGAAAGCATCCGCTACACAGCGGTGGATCGTGATGACTCAGCCATTCAAAACTTGATTGACGAAGCCATCCGAACATTCTTGAAAACACTGAACAAGTTAGACAACTACAAGTGATGTGGACCCTATCAGCCTTCTCCTCATGGCTCAAAGCGCCGCTGCTGCTATCAGCAAGGGCTGCCAGATGCTGTCTGAGGGCAAGGCTGAAATCGACAAGTTCAAGAAAAATGTCGAAGGCGGAGTTGCAAACGCCAAAGCAATTTACAAAGAAGTCACAGGACTATGGGGTTGGATCACCAGCCTGTTCGCCGACAAAAAGCCAGAGCCAAAAGCTGTCACGCCAGCTCCTGTCGTCGCAGCCGAAGCCAAGCCTGTGGCGAAAAAGGCAAATCGCCAACCTGAGCCAGAACTGAGTTACGAGGAGTATCAAGCTAGAGCTGTACACGACATCTGCGAAAACTTGAAGGTCTACTTTGAGGCGATGCGCGCCCTCAAAGCACACTGTCGGGAGCTGGAAGAAGCGTCTCTGCACACAGAGAAAGTTGCCGAAAGTGCGATTGATCGCATCGAGATTGAGTGGCAATTGCTTGAGCTGCAAAAGCAGGTCAGTCACGCCATGATTTACCAGACACCCGAGAAGTTGGGCCTTGGCGATTTGTACAAACGCTTCCTCCGGATGTACGACCAGATTTTGGAGGAGCAAGAGTTTGATCGTTTAGTTAGGGTCAAGAAAGAACGGGATGCCGCATGGCGACGAGAGCTACTCAGACACCATCGAATCGACCGCTCGGTAACGGCGGTGGCGGTAATGCTTCTAATTCTGTGGATGTGGGGCTTTCTACTGTCACTCGAATGGCTCGTGAGGACACCAGGTGGTTCATTGTTGGCGTGGTTGTCCTAAGTGTTGTCCTGTTCTTGGCACTCCCACTTTCAATGTTGGTGTATGTCGAGACGGCTAAGTTGCGTTCAGAAATCAACTACGAGTTCAGACAATTGCAGAAGTTGAAGCAAGAAGTAAAGAAGGAGTTGAAAGAGAAAAATGAAAAAAGCACTAGCCCTGTTAGCTCTGCTGACGCTGCTGGGTTGTGAGGAGCGGTATCGGTACTACTGCCAAGACCCGTCTCACTGGCCAGAAAAGCGTTGCCAGCGCCCCGACTGCCTGTTCACTCAGGACTGCCCCGATTACCTCGTAGCACCAGTATTGGAAAAACAAAATGTTCAACAACCGCAACCACCAGCCTCAACCCCTGCTGACCGCTGAGGAATTTGAAGTCCGCATCTGGGGCTTCGTGGTCATCGTCGTCACTCTGGTCTTAGCCGGAATCGTGGCGTTCATGCTGTACAGCTTGGCGTATGTCACGCAGCCAATCAAGACGATGGCTCCGATGGACCAGGCGTTTGCCAAGATGCTCAACGACATTGTTCTGCTGATCGTCGGCGGCATCGGTGGCGTGATGTCTAAGAAGGGTGTGCAAAGCCTTTCAGAGAAATTGGCGCAGCCAACACCCCTGCCCCCACCCCCACAGCCCCAAGCCGTAGCGCCTAGCACTAGCCCAGCGCCTACGGCTTCATCGGGCATGTTCGGGTTTGACTTCAATGGGTTCAAAAATCCAGAGCTGGATGAAACATGGCGAGCACCGCCTCCGCCAACAACTCCAGCTGACTTCGTAGACCCGTCGAAAGAGGACATCGCAATTGAACGCGAACTCGCTAAACGGGAGGCTGCATGATTCCACGCCAAGTCTACATAGCCCTTGCCATCGTGGTGGGGCTTTTTGCCTTGTATCGCTATGGCCACCATGTTGGCTGGGTTGATCGCGATGCTGAGATGCAAGCCGAGATTGCCAAGAAAAATGAGGAGGCTCGTCAACGCGAGCAACAACTCAATGAGCAAATTAACTCAACATCCTACAAATTGAAGGAGGCCAACGATGCCATCACTGAAAAACAGTCTTCTCTTGACCGCGCTATTCGTGCTGGCCGGTTGCGCATCAGCTCCCCAAGTTGCGTACAAGCCGGTGCAAGTGCCGCCCCTACCACCGGAGGTGGGGACGAAGCAGCCAGCGAATCTGAGCGACAGACTCTTGCAGCTATTGCAGCAATCGTCGCCCAAGGCGACCGCAACACAGAGCAGCTCAACGCCTGCATCACAGCCTACGAAGCAGTAAGGAGTCAGGTCAATGGTCAGCGCTGAACAACTTCAACGACTAGGCATCAATCCAAACTTGGTTGGTCCGCTCAACGCGACCTTCCAACGCTGGAACATTTCTACGCCTACACAACAAGCGGCGTTCTTGGCTCAGTGCGGTCACGAAAGCAACAGCTTCAAGGTCATTGAGGAAAACCTCATGTACCGAGCCGAGACCCTGCTCAAGCTATTTCCAAAGAACCCAAAACGCGCATGGGGGTTTACGCCTGAGGAGGCCAAAGCCTACGAGCGCCAGCCAAAGCGTATCGCCAACCGCATTTACGGCAACCGCATGGGCAACCGAGATGAAGCGTCTGGCGATGGGTGGATGTACCGAGGCTCCGGTTACTTGCAGCTCACCGGTGCGGCGAATTTCTACCACGCAGGTGAAGCCCTCGGCCAAGACTTCGCCAACAACCCAGACTTAGTCCGAACCCCTGAATGGGGTATGCAGACGGCTGGCTGGTATTGGGCAACCCACAAGTGCAATCAGCTTGCTGAGGCTCGCAATTGGGTGGGGCTGACCAAGGCCATCAACGGCGGAACCATCGGCCTTGATGACCGCATTCACCACACAGATTTGGCCCTTGCCAGCCTTGGCAGCGGGTCTGTTTTGGCTTAATCCCAATCAAAATTCCATCATGAAATCATCCAATGTAAAACGCGAGGGCGGCAAACTTCAATATCGTGGGCACGAGTTCCCAGGGTTCAACAAGCCTGTGTCCGCCCCGTCTGGCGACAGCCATAAAAAGATGGTTCTCGCCAAAAAGGGTGACGAGGTCAAGCTGGTTAAGTTCGGTCTGCGTGGCATGCAAGATTTCACGCAACACCACGACTCAAAACGCCGTGAAAACTACTTGAGCCGCTCTGCTGGTATCAAGGACAAGAATGGCAATCTGACCAAGGATGACCCGTTCAGCGCCAACTATTGGGCAAGAAAGGTTCTCTGGTAATGCCTTCCGTTTCGATCAAAGCGTTCGCTGGACTACGCCCTATCTCTGACCCAACTCTGTTGAGTCAGGCTGAGGCGCAGTCTGCCAACAACCTAAAGCTCGTGTCAGGGGCGATTTCAGCTTTGCTGGGTACAACCACCCTCAAGGCTTTGACAAAGACCACTCCTGCCACGATTTACCGCTATGGCACGGACGCATCTGAATCGAACTACTGGCTGGAGTTCTTGACTGACACCGATGTTGTAGCCTCTCCTATTGCCGCCGACCCTTGGCAGCGACTTTATTGGGCTGACGGGTCTCAGGCAATGATGGGTGTGAACACAGGCATCGTTTCTGGCTCGACCTACCCGGGTAGCAGCTACATCTTGGGCATCCCTGCGCCAGCATCTAAGCCAACTATCTCTGGCACGACTCCAACAGCCGCAGCCAAGTCTGTCACGCTGACTGCCATCTACACCTATGTCAGCGCATACGGCGAGGAGGGCCCCCCATCCGCCGCAGCCGATGTGGTTTCTGCTGACACGACCCAAAACATTACTTTGTCTAGCATGTCGTCTGCGCCAAGCGGCAACTACAACATCACCAGCAAGCGCATTTACCTGTCGTCAACAGTTGGCAATCAGGCTCAGTTCCAGTTCTGGAAAGAGGTTTCTGTTGCTACGACATCAGTCTCAGGCGCATACGACCAGACGGCCTTGGGCGAGATTTGCCCGTCTACGCTGTGGGTTGCGCCTCCAGCCGACATCCGTGGCATCAAGCTCATGGGTAACGGCGCTGTAATCGGCTTTAAGGACAACACAGCTTACCTGTCTGAGCCAAACCTGCCTCACGCCTGGCCGCACCAGTACCCCATCGACTACAAGATCGTTGGCGTTGGCGTGTTCGGCCAGACAGCGGTACTACTTACCAATGGCTACCCTTACCTGATCTATGGCGCTGATCCGCAAGCCATGTCAACCCAGAAGTTGTCATCGCCTTGGGCTTGTTTGTCCAAGCGCTCTATCGTTGACACCGGTGACGGCGTGATCTACGCGTCCTCCGAAGGCTTGGTGATGATCAGCTCAAGCGGCATGGACTTACTGACCAAGTCTTTGTTCCGTGCCGAGCAATGGCGTGACTACAACCCATCGAGCATGTATGCGGTTCTGTACAACAGCCGCTATCACTGCTTCTACACGAAGGCTGACGGCACTCGTGGCACTCTGGTGTTTGACTTCACTGGTCAGGGCGCGTCATTGACCACCTCAGACATCAACACATCAACAGCGGTCAGCGCAGTCTTTGCGGACCCACGCACAGGCACGATGTACATGGCTCAGGGTGGCAACATCATCCGCTTTGATCGCGGCTCTGCCCTGACTTACAAGTGGCGCAGCAAGAAATTCCGTGCAGCCTACCCAATGAACTTTGGTTACGCGCAAGTTGTGGCTACTACTTACCCCGTCACATTGAATGTCTATGCTGATGGAGCGTTAAAGACAAGTAAGAGCATTACGAGTCAAGAAGTGACTACGCTTGCAAGCGGCTTCCGAGGTTTGGATTGGGAGTTGGAGTTGATCGGCACATCCGATGTGACGCAGCTCAACATGGCCACATCAGTTGATGAGATCAAGAGCCTATGAGCGCCGCAGACTCAAGCGAAACAGTCGTTCCTGCAATTCAGGAGGTAACGCAAACCAACACGCTCGACATCATTCGTAGCGTGAAGGCGTTGCTGGATGTGCGCGAGGGTCGTTTGGGTAACCCTGTTGATGCCAATGTCACATTTCGCGACCTCATCAACGCTGGCATTGCAAAAGACAACCTAGCCTTCAACGGGTTTGCGCGAGGCAGCTACAACCCCGTGTTTCCCGTTTGGGCTGAGGATGATGGTTACGATGGCTCAACCGATTTAACTCAGCCGCCCATCCCAACAAACTTTGCTTTGGCAACTGGCCTTGCCACGATACAACTTGCATGGGATGAGCCAAAGTACCGCAATCACTCTTACACAGAAGTGTGGCGTGGCGAGACATCTACATTCAATTCGGCAACGCTGCTGGGCACAACCAATTCTTTTCTGTACTCTGACGCTGTTGGCAAGACCAGCAAGACCTACTACTACTGGATTCGATTCATTTCTATTGCAAATGTGCCTGGTCCGTACAACGCTACGGCTGGAACATCTGGCACAACATCGCTTGTTGGCACGACCAACATTGAGAACGCCGCAATCACGAACGCAAAGATTGGTGACCTTGCTGTTGACTCAGCCAAGATCGCTGACGCCGCAATCGTCACCGCCAAGATTGCTGACGGCAACATTACAAATGCAAAGATTGCAAATGCAACGATTACAACCGCCAAGATTGGTGACGCGCAGATCACGACCGCGCTTATCAAGGATGCTGCGATCAGCACAGCCAAGATCGGAGATGCGCAGATCACGAATGCAAAGATTGCAGACACCATTCAATCAGATGATTTCGTGGATGGCTCCGCTGGATGGCGAATTCAAAAGAGTGGTAACGCTCAACTAAACAACGCTGTCTTTCGCGGAACAATTGATGTGTCAGGCGGAACTGGCCAAGCATCGCTGCAAATCAAGAACAATGTGATCAAGGTCAGGGACAGTAGCGGCACATTGCGCGTTCAGCTCGGGGACCTTAGCGCATGACCTTTGGAGTTAAGGTCTGGAGCAAGAACGGCGACTTATGGCTGGACAGCACGACCATCACTTGGAACATGGTCGAGACCTTTGAGGTTGCTGCTGGCGCTGATGTCACCCACGACTACGCCGACTACGCCGGCATGGAATTTCTTGTCATTCAAATCCCATTGGAAGTGCCAAAGGTAAATGACTACACCTATGAAAAAACAATTGTGGTTGGAACATCCAGCGTCCGCGTGTATGGCGGTAATCAGATAGCTTTGATTGTGGTGATGGCACGATGACGCATGGTCTAAAAATTACAAATGAAAATGGACAGGTGATCATCTCTGATGCGACCTCCACTTTCTACTACTATGGTCAAGCAGAGCTTTACAAGGCTACCGGCTACTACGAGTACGGCGGTGTGTCTGTTCGGCTCTACAACTGCCACACATCAAAGCCCGTCATTCCGTTCATTCGACCTCACGGAACGGAGCTAAGCGCAATCACGCGCATCTTCCGTGATGCAAACAATTTATGGAACATTGAGGTTGCCACTCAAGGAGGTTACTCTGCCGCTCCTGAAATAATTGTTTTCACCACGGCTGACGCTGAGGATTGGTCAACTCGCTTCAACCAAGGCGACATGAACAATGGACTGAAAGTTCTGCGAGCAGACGGCTCAACAGCGTTCAACAGCGGTGTTGGTCAGCCATTGAATGTCAAAGGTAGCCTGTCTGTCATCCCGCCAACAAATCCAAATCCTGGCGGAACTGATTTGACGGCTACGCAGTACAACGAGTACACCTTGCCAGCAGGTATGACTGAGCCAATGTTTGGCTACTACTCGCTGGCTATGTCTGAGCGCGAATACTCTGTCACGCAGACTCGCAGGGATTGCACAGGTATTGGCTACGGAGGCGTTTGCATCGGCTTTAGCGATGTGACTGTACAGTTTGATTTGTGGTGGGCTTTCTATCGTTCTGCTTGCGGTGTTGTTGGCGACAAGCTGCGCTGCGGCTGGCTGACTTACAGCGCTGGACACTACACACAGACGGCAAGCGGCTCGTCTTTCTCCGTGTTCATCCCAATCATCCCGTTGGGTGGTGGTGGCTCATCAAGCGGCTCTGGTCCATTTGTGAATCAGACCATCAACTTGACTGCGTCAACGGTCATCTTGCTCGACAAGGCGCTGTACCCCGCATCGACCTACTCTTACACGCCACCGGCCGCAAATGCACCAACGGCGCTGACTGCCGTTACCGATGTCACGGGAGATGGAGTAAGCCACTTACAAGCTGCATGGAAGAATGCTACGGACTATCCGCAAGCAATGTCATACAACGTGTACTGGCGTCCAGTTGGTCAAGCTACTTGGAACAGCGGAGGTAACACCTACTTAACGGTCTGGGGCATCAATGATGTGCCATTCAAAACCGTTGTGGCTGGAGCAAACAACGACATCTTCTACTACTACGAAGTTATGGTTGTGTCCGTCAACTCAGTTGGCTCTGAGGGCGGCTCGATCACCGCCACATCCACTGTCTACATCCCGCCAGCCCCAATTCCAGGCGCTCCGGATTACACCGGCGGAGATGGTGGCGGCGGAGATGGTGGTAGCGCTGGAGATTCCGGCGGCAGCTCTGGCGACTCCGGCTCTGGCGGAACAGGTGGAGACTCTGGTTCCGGCGGAACAGGCGGAGATTCTGGCTCTGGCGGCTCTGGCGGAGACTCCGGTGGCGGCTCTGGCGGAGATGGCGGCGGTGGTGGTGGCGGTGGTGACGGCGGTGGTGGTGACGGCTAAGCATGACGCAAAGCATTCCAAACTTCTTTCCAGAAAGCCTTGCCGATGGTCTGTACAGACTCATCGACAGGGTGAAATGGTCATACGGGTGGCGCTCAAACCACAAGATGGGCTACGCACATTGGAACTACGATGTAGCAAAAGCGCCAACTTCCAACGGACTAGATGTGTCAGACAAGATTGATGGTCTCTACCTCGAGGCATGGGAGCACATCAAAGCAAACTTGTTGCCTGACCATGTTCTGATTCGTTGCTACGCCAACGCTCACACCTACGGAGTTGAGGGCTACCCTCACACCGACTCCAGCAGAAATCACGACACCACAGTAGTGGTCTACATGAACAAGAACTGGCGTCGCGAATGGGGCGGTGAAACCGTGATCTATGACGGCAACAAAATTGTTCACGCAGAGCTGCCAGAGTTCAACCGAGCGCTGGTGTTCAACGGGGCTGATTGGCACTGCGCCAGAAGCGTCACAAGGATTTGCCCTGAGCAGCGCCGCACACTGATGTTCAAGTGTGCCAAGGTAAACGCAGACCCGTCACGAGACAGGCTGCAAGAGTTCCTGCAATCGGCTGGCGCTGACAATCACGACCACATCACCGGCAGCTTGCAGCATCACTTACTGATGACTTACGACATCCTCAAGGCTGCTGGCATGCCTGACGGAGTTTGCTTGGCTGGCGGCGCTCACTCAATCTTTGGGACAAACGCCTTCAATAAAGTCTGCCTCAGTCCAGAACGCCGAGATGAGCTGGTGAAAGTGATTGGCCTCCCGGCCACAGAACTGGTTGAAATCTTTGGCAAGATCGACAGGCCAGATACGCTTGCTGAAAACATCGGCGCTGATGGTGCTGACTTGAGACTTACGGATGGCGGGACTGTTCGCGTTAACAGGCTGCAACTCGAGGCGTTGATCAACATTGAGTGCGCCAACCTAGATGAGCAGGGAGAGCTAAATAAAATCAGGCCGCTGAAAGAGTATTGGGGCGCAAGGAGCAGAAATGATTTATCCGTTTACGGTGATTGAGAAATCCAGAAATGGCAACGAGTGGTCGCTCACGATCTCCGTGGATGAGGTCGTCCGCTACGAGCCTAGCCTTGACCCTGCCACTGAGTTCAGAACCCCGATCATCAAATCAACACAGCTGTTCCACCATGTCGTGGCGGAAACAGAGGAAGAAGCCATGCTGGAGGTAGCTCGCCGTGTCCGTTCTTGAAACCATGTCATCGGGGTCTGAGACCCGCGTCCTGTACGCCATCAAATCCGACGAAGCCAAGGCGATCATGGCGCAAGTTGAGGCTGTATTTGGACCACAAAATTGGGCAAGCTACATCTCGATTGGCAACCCAGCTTACAACCCTGTCCTCAAGACCAGCATCATCACGGCGGTATGCGGCGTAGCACCCGGCTATGTCTACTCCCTTGGCGGGACCAGCGCAGAGCGCAAATTCCACATGGACACTGGATTCATGTATGACAAAATTTACACCTTTGCCCCAGGCGCTGAGGATTTGCCAGCCCTACCTTCAAGCGCAAAGGCAATTGCCATTGGGTCGAACCATTGCATTGCAGGCATGGGTGGGGACCCTACTGTTGAGGATGCGTGGGATGTTTATTTCTCAGCTGACCCAGACGAAGCCGAGCAGTTTTTCAGCCTAGAAAGAAAGCGTGGCCAGTTCGCCACCTTCTACGGCGTCACCTACCATCACTCAACCAAAGAAGTGCTGCGGGTGAAGGTTTACACCTACGACAACGACATTGGGCATTGGGATTGGGATAAGGCGCTAGAAGTTGCGCTCGAATCCAACTCTCCCGCCTAGAATTTTGTGCATGATCGACCTGCAAGAACGCTCTCAAACCACCGTTGAACTACCAACGGATGATGCTTTGCCGGTTGCTCAGGTTGACGTAATGACTTTTGCGAATCATTTTGATGATCCAAGCGTAAGGACAAACATCGACCGGCTTGAAAAAATGATGGTTGATATGGGTGGTAAACCCATTGAAGCTCGTCACTACTTTGCGAATGGGTTGTACGCCCGTGAGATTTTCATTCCGAAAGGAACGCTGCTCACGGGAAAAATTCACAAAACAGAGCATTTAAACATTGTTTCTAAGGGCGAAATCTCAGTCTTGACTGAGGCTGGCCCACAACGCGTAAAAGCGCCCTTCACCATCGTTTCCCTCCCCGGGACTAAACGTGTTGGATACGCCCACGAAGACACGGTCTGGACGACCATTCATGCAACGACCGAAACCGACCTCGAAAAGCTCGAGGCCGAGTTGATTGCGGAGTCTCACGAGCAGTACCTCCAACACGCATCGGTCAAGGAACTCGAGGGAAATTGATATGGCATGGGTAGCAGTAGCAATTGGCGGCTCCGCCGTTCTTGGTTACATGTCTGCCGACAACGCCTCTAGCAAGGCGGAATCAGCAGCAAACAGGCAAACGGATGCGGCGATGTCTGCGTCTCAACTCCAGTACGACCTGGGGAAAGAGACTCTGGAATTCCAGAAGGACTATTACAAGAATACTCTTGCTCCGATGCAGCAGAAAGACTTGGAGCTTCGTGAAAAACTCACGAACACCACAGTCGATACGATGCAAAAGCAGCAGGCATTTGCTGACGAGCAGAACAAGTACTACAAAGAGACCTTCCAGCCCATCGAAAAACAGATGGCTGAGGAAGCTCAGAACTACGACTCAAATGAAAATGTCAATCGTCGCATGGGTATTGCGGCGGCTGCACAAAATCAGCAGTTCAGCAACGCTCAACAGCAGTCGGCTCGTAGTCTTGCTCGATATGGCATCAATCCAAACTCAAGCGCATTTGCCACAACCAACGCCGCTCTGACAAACGCTCAAGCCCTTGGCTCTGCTGGTGCACAAACAGGCGCTGCATTTGACACGCAAGACAAAGCGATTGCTCTGCGAGCTGGCGCTGCAAACTTTGGCCGCAACATGCCAAACACTGCGGCAACCTACTACTCAGGCAGCAACGCATCGGCGCAAACAACTGGCAACACATCTGCTCAAGGTATTTCTACCGCAGGTCAAGCTGTCAGCCCAATGCTCACCGGCGCTGGCATCGCAAGCAGCGCATTCAACTCAGGCGGCAACATCAACAACGACGCCTTCCGCAACAACATGTCGATGTTCAACTCGCAGATGCAAGGCATCAGCGGCCTGTTCAACGGCATCGGTACATTTGCATCGTCGAAGCTGGGTCAAGATGCCTTGGGCAACTTCGGTAAAAACCTGAGCGATTGGTGGAATAAGCCAAGCGGTTCAGGAGTTATTGAGGCTGCGAACGGCGGCTCTATGGAGCATGCGCCAGGACTCATTCATGGTCCAGGCGGACCTCGAGACGATGTTGTGCCAGCAATGCTCTCACGCGGAGAGTTCGTCTTGAACGAAGGTGCAGTCAAGCATTTCGGCTTGGCTAAGTTGAACAAAATGAACGAAGTTGGCTTGAACAACCAAGCTGCTCGTGGCCTTATTCGGAGAGCATGATGGGAATTGCAGCATTAGGCGCAGCCGTTGGTGGATTTACTAAGGGCTATACGGAGGGAGAAAAACTCCGCTCCGATTTAGAAGACGCAGCTCAACGCCGCGAGCTTGGCAAACTTCAAATTGATGAAGCCAAGCGCAAGGCTACTGCTCGCGATGAGATGGACACCATCATCAAAGAGTATGAGCCGCATCTCACTGGCAAAGCAGCACCAGAGACAGCGCAAAACCCTACGGCTGCAACACCTCCAGCTCCTGCGGCTGCTGGTGTTACACCTCCCGGTGGACCTGCGCCTGTTGCAGCTTCGCCAGCTCCAGCGGTTGAGCCAAAAGGCGGAATTGCAGCTCCTGGTGCAGCGCCCGTTGCTGCGACACCAGCCGCCCCTGCAACACCAGCGCCAGCAACGCCAGCGAACTCATGGGAAAAACGCCAAGAGCTTTTTACAAGGCTCAACTTGATTGCGCTCAAGAACGCTTCATCGCCTCAAGAACTTCAAGGTGCGATGCAGAACTCTTTGACCATGATGAAGAACTTCCGCGATGCGCAGACAGACGAAAAGCTGTCAGCCATGCAGCAATTTATGACCAGCGGTAACCAAGCTGAGGCAACTCAAATGCTGGCTCAGGCTGGCGTTCAGCTTCCAGCTGGAACTACATGGCAAAAGGTTGAGACTCCAATCTATCCAGGATCAAAGATGAAAGTGCCTGATGTGGTTGTGACATCTCCTGATGGCAAGACCATCAGCATGAACCAGATCATGATGCATCGCATGAGTCCAAAGGAGTTTTTCTCCAGCAACTTAGAGGTTGCCAGAGCAATGGATCAAGCCTCCTATCAAGAAGGCTTGCTG